GGGCAAAGCCCTCTTTGCGGCATTGTGCGCGGCCTCTCCCGTGCTTGCGGCGGATTCCGCCTTGCCGGCGCTGGTAGGCAATGCCAACCGCAAGACCTTCAACCGGAAAGACGTTAAGGCCAAAATCCTGGCCCTCGACGCCGAACTGGACCCCCAACAACTCGACAACGTCATCGACGCCCTGCTGGACGTGGAGCAAGACCCCAAGCCGATGGAAACCCCGGCCGCTGCTGCGGACGAATCCCCGGCCGACAAGGTCCGCAAGCTGCTGGCCGGCAAGGTCGACGACGCGGTCATTGACGAAGTGTGCGCCCTGTGTGCCGCTCCGGCTGCTGACGAAGAGCCCGGCAAGCCGGCGCCCGATACCGTCAAGAAGGAAGACGTCGCCGCCGCCATGGACTCCATGCGCCAGGAATTCCGCGAAGCCAACGAAGCACGCGTCGACGTCCGTCCCGTAGTCGGTGACGTGCTGGGCATGGACTCCGCGGCCGAAATCTACGGCTTTGCGCTTGACCACATGAAGGTCGACCGCAAGGGTGTGGAAGGCGTCCCGGCGCTTCGTGCGCTCTTCAAGGTTGCCGCCGCCGGTAAGACGGCCACGGCTACCACCCCCAACGTGGCGCAAGACTCTGCCGGCTTGGCCGCAAAGTTCCCCGGCGCTTCCCGTTTCCGTAACGCCTAACAGGAGGTCACTACCATGGGCTTTCAAACTCAAGTCAACGCCCAGCAGGCCCCGGCCGTTGCGGGCGACTTCGCTTCGTCCAATCCGCGGGCCGCTTTCGTGGCTCCGGAAGGGGGCTTCGTTGCTGGCGCTGCAGGCGTCACCGTGGGCCGCTTCGCTTGGATTCAATCCGACGGCAAAACCGTGCTGAATACCGGCACCGGCAAGCCCGACGGCTTCATCCACCGCGAACAGCAGGCATTCATTACCACTTACCTGGCCGAAGCGTCCAACGTGGTGCCGGTGGGCCAGCCTGTCACCATCATGCGTACCGGCGATTACTTCGCCAAGGCCAATAGCTCTTCCGCCGTCAAGGGCGAAAAGGTCTATGCCAAGTTCCAAGATGGTACGACCCGTTTCGAGCCGACCGCCACTCCCCCGGCTTCCGCGTCGATCACCGCCGCCCAATCCGACACGACCCTGACGGTTTCCGCCATCGGGTCCGGTTCGCTGTCCGTGGGCGATTTGGTCACGCAAGCCAGCGGCACCCCGGCGTATATCGTGGCCCAGCTTACCGGCACCCCCGGCGACACTGGCACCTATACCCTGAGCGTGTCCCAAACCGTTGCCAGCGGCGCCGCAACCGCCACCAGCTACGTCGAAACCGACTTCGTTTGCACCCAAGCCGCAGGCTCCGGTGAACTCGCGGTCATGACCCTGTAAGGAGCCAAAAGCTATGAATCCGATTCTTCAAGCACTCATGGCCCGCGCTGGCATCCATTTCATGGGTGTGAACGCGGACTTCCAAGCCGAAGGGGCCGCGGCCTCTCTTCGCCTGGCGCACGACGGCTTTGCCTGCGACGCCCAGCCGGCGCTGGTGACTACCAGCAATAGCGGCATTCCCGCTTTCCTCTCCACCTACGTCGACCCCAAGCTGATTGAAGTTTTGGTGTCCCCGATGAAGGCGGCGGAAATCGTGGGCGACGAAGTCAAAAAAGGCGATTGGACCACTGAAACGGCCATGTTCCCGGTCGTGGAATCCACGGGCGTTACTGCCGCCTATGGTGACTACTCCGAAAACGGCCGTGCTGGTGCAAACACCAATTTCCCGCAACGCCAGTCGTTCCATTACCAAGTCATGACCGAGTGGGGTGAACGCGAACTGGAACGCGCCGGCCTCGCCCGCATCGACTGGGCCAACCGCGTCAACATCGCTTCGGCGCTGACCCTGAACAAGTACCAAAACAAAACGTACTTTTTCGGCGTGTCCGGCCTGCAAAACTATGGCCTGCTGAACGACCCCAGCCTGTCCGCGGCTATCAGCCCGACCACCAAGGCGGCCGGCGGCACCGGCTGGGCGAATGCGACCGCCAATGAAGTGCTGAACGACGTCGCCAAGCTCTTCCAGCAGCTTCAAAGCCAGGCCAATGGCCTGATTGACCGCGAAACCAAAATGACTCTTGCCATGTCGCCCATTTCGGACGCCACCGGCTTGACGAAGGTTTCCGACTTCAACGTGTCCGTCGCGGATCGGCTCAAAAAGCTGTATCCGAATATGACCGTGAAGACCGCCCCGGAATACACCACCGGGTCGGGCGAACTGCTGCAACTGATCGTGGACGAACTGGACGGCCAGCGCACGGCGTCGACCGCCTTCACGGAAAAGATGCGGGCGCACCCCATCATTGTGGCCGCTTCCAGCTTCAAGCAGAAGAAGTCGCAAGGCACCTGGGGCACCGTGATTTTCCGCCCCTTCCTGATCGCCCAAATGTTGGGCGTGTAATCAGGTCACGCAATCCCCCGGGGGCTTCGGCCCCTGGGTTTTTAACGCACTAGGAGAGTGAAACCATGGCACGCAATACCACCAAAGCCGCCGCACCCGCGGCCACCAATGTCGAAGTCGGTAGCACCCGCGTCGTTATCGGCTGCAAGCTGCCGCACGGCCTGATTCTCGACCACCCCTTGGACCCGTCCAAGAAAGTGGAAATCAACGGCCTGAATCGTTCACTCATTATCGGCGCCACCTACGCCACCACCGAAGTTGACGGCGAATTTTGGGAGCAATGGAAGACCGTCCACAAGGACTTCCCGGCCATCAAATCCGGCGCCATCTTTGAAGCTGGCAACGCTGCCGAAGCTGCCGCCGTTGCCAAGGAACTGGAAGGCGAAAAAACCGGCTTTGAGCCGATGGAACAGAACGCGGACGGCGTGAAGGCCGTCGACAAGGACTGAAACCATGACCGCCGTCGTTTTTGACCCGGCGGCCTTCAAGGCCCGCTATCCCGAGTTTGCAGCCGTGGGCGACCCACTGCTGCAAGCATGCTTTGGGGAGGCGGGCCTATACCTTTCCAATACGGACAATAGCCCCGTGCAGAACGTGACCCGCCGGGGGGTATTGCTCAACATGCTGACGGCGCACATTGCGGCCCTTGGCGGCGCCTTGTCTTCGGACGGCCAGCCGCGGCCCGTGGGGCGTGTTTCGTCGGCCACGGAAGGGTCGGTGTCCGCTTCAATGGAATACCTGGCGCCGGGCTCTTCGGCCTGGTTTGCTCAAACCCAATACGGGGCCGCATTCTGGCAAGCGACAACCAGCTTGCGCGGCTTCCGGTACATTGCCCAGCCGACGAGGTATTGACCATGGCCGGGCGCACTCTCCAAGGCTCTGACGGGGTAATGAAAGCCCTGGAAGATATCGCCAATCGAATGGGCGGCGGGGAAGTGTCCGTCGGCTTCATGGAGGGTGCAACATATCCGGAAGGCACACCCGTGGCCGCTGTGGCATTCTGGAATGAATACGGGGTGCCTTCGCACAATCAACCGCCCCGACCTTTCTTCCGGCAAATGATCGCCGCGGAGTCCCCCACATGGCCCGGCAAAATGGCGAAACTTGCCAAGGCCACCGATTACGACGGCGACCGGGTGCTGGCGCTGATGGGGGGGGATATCAAAGGGGCGTTGCAAAAAAGCATCAATGATTTGCAGGCCCCGGCGCTGGCCCCCAGCACCGTGGAGGCTAAGGGCTTCGGCAAACCCCTGATTGACACGTCGCACATGCTCAATTCTGTTTCTTACGAGGTCAAGACATGAAAACCATTCACGCCCACACCGAAACCACCGCACGCATGCCCGGTTTCGTCAATATCAGCGAACAGGACGACGGGTGCATTACTGTGACCGTTCGCACCCGTGGCGGCCAAGTGCCGTCGACCATCACCATGGACCGCGACCAGCTTGCGACCCTGGGTGCTGACGTTGCCGCCTTCCTGGCCCCCGCGGAAGCCCCCAAGACCACCAGCAAGGCCAAAGGGTAAGCCATGGACTTGCGCGGCCTCGCCAATGGTGTGAGCAGCACCGTCAACCCGAATCAAACCGTGCGTGTGTCACGGTCGACGGGCTACACCATCGGCGCCGGCCGCAAACAAGTGCCGAGCTACGCGGCTCCCGTTGAAGGCCCCGGCCAGGTGCAGGCACTTGACGGCAAAGACCTGCAGCAGCTTGACGGGCTCAACATTCAAGGCACCATCCGGGCAATTTATTTGCGCGGGGCGCTGGCCGGCGTCATTCGTCCGGACGGCACCGGGGGCGACCTTGTTGAAACCGCGGACGGGCAAACCTGGCTTGTCGTCAAGGTGCTTGAAAGCTGGCCCACTTGGACCAAGGCTGCCATTGTGCTGCAAGGGGGTGCCTAATGTACGGCGTGAGCATCACCGTCGACAACGTCATTGACGCCCTGGCGGACTTTCTGCAACCGTTTTGCGCGGGTGCGGAAATTGTCCGGGCGCAAGCTAACCGCGTGCCCATGCCTTCCGGCCCGTGTGTGATGCTGACGGAATTACTCCAAGTTGATTTGGAAACCCCGGTCGTGGACTACGATTCCACGCAAAACCTTGCCGATATCAAAGGCCCCGCCCGTGTGGATATTCAGGTCGATTTTTACGGCCCGGTCGCCGGGAATCAATGCAAGGCGGTAAAGGGGGTTTTCCGCACCGAATATGCCGCGGGTCAATTCCCTACCGGCATAAAGCCGCTTTACTGTTCCGATGGTATCCAATCGCCTTTGGTTACGGGTGAGCAGCAATGGGAGGGCCGTTGGACGTTGACGGCCTCTTTGCAATACAATCCAATCGTGACCGTTCCGCAAGATTTTGCCGACGTTCTAATTCCGAATGCGGTAATTCCCGCGGACGTGTAACCATGCGGATTTTTCTTTCTCATGAGGTGAACAAATGACCATCCCGGCCAGTGACATTGTTGTAGTCAATCCCGGCGTCGTCGGTTCCGGCGGTAGTTCGCTGGCCCTGAATGGCGTCATTCTCTCCAAAAACACGCTTTTGCCGACCGGCGCCGTGCGCTCTTTCGCAAGCGCCGACGCGGTAAGCAATTTTTTCGGCCCGGCGTCCGATGAATACGCCTTGGCGCAAATCTACTTCCTGGGCTTCGACAATTCCACGATCAAGCCGGGCACGCTCTTTTTCGCCCCCTTCGTGGAAACCGACCGGGCGGCCTGGTTGCAATCGGGCTCCCTGGCGGCCATGAGCCTGGCGGACCTGCAAGCCCTTTCCGGCGTGCTGACTGTTACGGTCGACGGTACGGCCTTCACTTCCAGCGCCATCAATCTGGCAACTGCGACCAGTTTCAGCGATGCGGCTACCAAAATCACGGCGGGCTTTACCGGCGTCGGCAAGCCGACTTGCACTTGGAATGCGATCAACTCCACTTTCACCCTGACCAGCAGCACCACGGGCGCAAGTTCGACCATCACGTACGCGACCGGCACCCTGTCCGCTGGCCTCATGTTGACCGCCGCGACCGGCGCCATTCTGTCCCAAGGTGACACGGCCGACACGCCGGCCACGGCCATGGATAACGTGAAGAGTAAAACCCAAAATTGGGTCGACTTCATGACCATGTGGGAGCCGGACATTACCGGCAAGGAAGATTTTGCCGTTTGGACGAACGCCCAAAATCAGCGATATGCCTATATCGTTTGGGATACGGACGGCCAGGCCATCGTGAACGGTTCGACGACCTGCTTCGGTGCCGTTGCCAAGTCCCTGGCTTACGACGGCGTCGTGCCGGTCTACAACACCAAGGAACTGGCGGCCTTCACGCTGGGCACCGTGGCTTCCATTGACTTTTCCCGCACCAATGGGCGCATTACCGCGGCTTTCAAATCGCAAAGCGGCTTTGTGCCTACTGTGACCGACCAGCAGATTGCCGCAAACCTGCTGGCGAACGGGTATAGCTTCTATGGCAGCTATGCCACGGCAAACGACCAATTCAATTTCCTGTACAACTCGCAAATGTCCGGGAAGTGGAAATGGCTGGATACCTTCGTCGACCAAGTCTATTTGAACAGCCAATTCCAATTGGCGCTTATTTCTCTGCTGACCAGCGTTAAGTCGATTCCGTACAACGAGTCGGGCTATTCGCTGATTCGTGCGGCCATGATCGACCCCATTACCGCGGGCCTCAACTTTGGCAGCATCCGCACCGGCATTACCCTGTCCGCCTCGCAAGCGGCCCAAGTGAATCAGGCCGCCGGCCGGGACGTGTCGACCATCATCCAGCAACAGGGTTACTACCTGCAAATTCTGGAC